TTTCAGGATCTGCCAATGTTCGCGCTCATCAACGGAGAGAAGCATGAAGGACGTTACTGGTTCTCGGTGGATTATTTCAACTCCATGTACGCGGACGATCACCGCCAAAATAAAATCACACATCTATGTAAGCTCGATTGTGGCCGCATTGTTGGCGTACCCAATAATCGTAGCCAGTTTTATGATCCTGCATTCTTTGAACTTGGTGGCGACCGCCCTGATTTCGAGCCTATGCATCGAGGATTTTCTTCGGAGTCTGAGAGCTTTATTCAGATGAGTGATGACTACGATAACTTCCATGGGGGGTACGATGTCGTAGAAGAAGAGCACGATTGCGATGAGACATGCGAGTTATGTCCTCATGGCAATTGTCCTGACTGCGAGTATTGTAATGGCAGCGAAGAAGAAGAGTAAGTCGCGCGTCAACGAGGCAGGCAACTACACTAAACCTGCGATGCGTAAGCGGCAGTTCAATAGAATTAAAGCTGGGTCGAAAGGCGGGAAGCCGGGCCAGTGGTCAGCACGCAAGGCGCAGATGCTTGCGTCTGCGTATAAGAAAGCCGGCGGAGGATATAAGTGATGCCTGCACCCAAAGCATCTACACTGAAAAAGAAAATCAAGGCGGGCAAAAAACTGGGCTCCACCGAAAAGGCGTCTGCCAAAGCGCGGGGCCTCATCAAACGCGCCGACGGCAGCAAGCGTAAATCTAAAAAATACGCAGCCAAAGGCGGGGCCCTGGTGGGTAAGCAGGCGAAGCTAGATGTCGCGGCGCCCTACGGTAAGATCACCGGCGCTGACTTTGCGGTCTTGCGGAAACGTAAACCCGAATGACGACCGGCCGCGTGCCACGCAAAAAGGGGCAGCCTGCTAAATCTAAAAAGCACAGCGACCTCTACACGGACGAAGATCCGAAGGGCACGATCCACGGGCTCAAGTTTGCCACGACAGAGGATGCGCGGGCATCCGTAAATAAAATTAAGAACTCCGGTCGAGCGCACGCGCACAAGATTCAGGCGGCGATTGCTATGGAGCAGCGGGCGAGGGTGGCCAAGAAAACGGGACCGGCTGCCGTCTACCGTAAATTCATCAATCAAATGAAAAAGAAAACGGAGGCGCGGAAGAAATGAAGGATGAACGGGGCCGTTAATGGCGTTATCGAAGTCACAAAAAAGTTTAAAGGATTGGACTAAGCAGAAGTGGCGGACAAAGTCCGGTAAACCGTCGGGGAAAACAGGTGAGCGGTACTTACCCGAAAAGGCGATCAAGTCACTTAGCGCTGCTGAGTACGCTGCTACAACTCGTGCTAAACGTAAGGGCAGCAAAGCCGGAAAGCAGTTTGTTAAGCAGCCCAAAAAAATTGCAGCCAAAACGAGGAAGTTTAGGAAATGACGCCGCAAAAAAATCTAACAGAACAGCAGCAGATCTTTCTCGACGCTCTCGTCGGCGAGGCACAAGGTAACATCCGTGCTGCGATGGATGCTGCTGGCTACAGTAAAAACACGAAGTCTATTGATATCGTCCGGCGCTTGAAGAACGAAATCCTAGACGTGACGCAGACCTTTCTCGCCTCGAACGGCCCACGCGCTGCGCTGGCGATGACTGGCGTGTTGGACGATCCCACTGCTCTAGGCAACCGTGACCGCATCAATGCGGCTCGTGAAGTGCTAGACCGTGTAGGCATTGTCAAAACTGAGAAGGTCGCCGTGCAGGCAGAGTCGGGTGGCCTATTTATTTTGCCGCCTAAGAAACCGAAGGAAGAGGATGACTGACAAAAAACCGCGCTGGCGTCCGGTGCCGCGCTTCAGCAGGCAGATCCCATTTGGCTACGAGGTAGACCCGGACGACCCAGGTATCTTAAATCCGATTGTAGAGCAGCTAGAAGCGCTGGAACAAGCAAAAGAATATTTAAAAACGTGCAGTTTTAGAGAGGTGGCCCGCTGGTTGTCCGCCACCACCGGACGCAAAATATCGTTTCAAGGATTGCACAAGATTGTTAGATCAGAAAAGAAGCGGAAAGACATTGCCAGACTCTACCACTATTACACCACCAAAGCGAAAGAAGCAGCGGAAAAGGAACGGCTCATCCAGTCGCGCCTCCTCTACGTCGCGGAAGAAGATAGAGTCCCCCCAGTCGATCTCAGTAGCCTCGACGACCCCGACGCCCGAACCGGATGAGCTACCCGTCCGCTATGTGTTCCAGCCAAACCCCGGGCCACAGCAAGACTTCTTCGAGTCCCCCGAACGGGAGGTGCTGTACGGAGGAAGCGCCGGCTCTGGTAAATCCTTTGCGCTGCTATGCGATCCGCTACGTTATGTAGATAATCCGAACCACGTAGCCCTGATTTTACGGAGAACAAATGATGAGCTTAGGGAGCTTATACACAAGTCTTCAGAGCTTTACCCAAAAGCACGTGCCGGTGCAAAATGGTCTGAAAGAAAAAGTCAGTGGACTTTTCCGTCGGGTGCGCGCATTTGGATGTCGTACTTGGAGCAAGACAAAGACGTTCTTCGCTACCAAGGTCAGTCTTTTACGTGGGTGGGTTTTGATGAGCTTACACAATATCCGACGCCGTTTGCGTGGGATTATCTTAGGTCTCGCCTACGTTCTACGGACCCGGAAATAGAACTGTACATGCGGGCAACCAGCAACCCCGGAGGGCCGGGACACGCATGGGTCCGCAAGATGTTCATTACGCCGGCAACGCCTGGCAAATCTTTTTGGGCTACTGACGTAGAAACTGGAGAGGTTCTAAAGTATCCTGCCCGCCACAGCAAAGCAGGCAAGCCTTTGTTCCGCCGACGCTTTATCCCGGCCCAGCTAAAAGACAATCCGTACCTGTACGAGTCAGGCGACTACGAGGCCATGCTGCTCTCGCTACCGGAAACACAGCGCCGGCAGTTGCTAGAGGGTAACTGGGACATCGCAGAGGGCGCTGCCTTCGTGGAGTTCGACAGGTCTACTCATGTCGTTGAACCCTACGACGTGCCGTATAACTGGCGCAAGTTCCGAGCAGCGGACTACGGATACGGCTCACACAGCGCAGTACTGTGGTTTGCTGTGACGCCGGAAAACACATTGGTTGTATATCGGGAACTTTACGTCAGTAAGGTTCTTGCGGTAGACTTAGCCCGCATGGTGTTAGAGTTAGAACAAAACGACGGTAAAATCTCTTACGGCGTTCTCGACAGCAGTTGCTGGCACAAGCGGGGCGACACTGGGCCATCACTTGCGGAGCAGATGATTTTGGCTGGCTGTCGGTGGCGCCCATCTGACCGCAGCCGAGGCACAAGGGTGAGCGGAAAAAACGAACTGCACCGTTTGTTACAGGTAGACCCAGACACGGGCGAGCCAGGCATCACCTTCTTTTCTAGCTGTGTAAATACCGTAGCGCAGATTCCGGTCCTGCCGCTCGACAAAAAGAACCCAGAAGATATCGACACGCACGCAGAGGACCACATCTACGATGCGTTACGATATGGAATTAGTTCGCGCCCAATACCACGTAATATATTCGATTTGGAAAAACCGACTGACAAAGCACACAAGTTTCAACCTGCGGATCAGGTCTTCGGTTACTGATAAGGAACAAAGATGGCTTACAACGACATGTCCTCGGTGGACACGGACGGCAACCCAATCAACGTAGATAGCGACGACGTGCGGCTAATGAACGGACTGGCAGGCTACGTCCGTAAACAATTCAATCGTGCAGAGGATGCGCGATACACCGAAGAATCTAAATGGATTAAAGCCTACAAAAACTACCGTGGCGTATACGACGCTGACGTGCAGTTCCTAGAAACCGAGAAGTCACGTGTCTTTATTAAAGTGACTAAGACCAAAGTGCTTGCCGCCTACAGCCAGATCGTAGATGTGCTGCTCGCTAACGATACGTTCCCCATCACCATTGAGCCGTCAATCCTGCCGGAGGGCGTTGCCGAAAGCGTGTCCTTCGATCCCAAAGAACCTCCCCAAGTGGACATAGGACGCGAGCCAGTGGATCTGTATGGCTACGAGGGGGATGGGCAGCCGCTGCCGCCAGGAGCCACTCAGCAAACCTTAGAGGAGCGTCTAGGGCCACTTGAAGATCTGCTAGGCGATGTCCCTAATCTACGTGAGGGCGAGGGCAAAACGCAGTCGTCGGTCACCTTTCATCCGGCCATGGTTGCCGCTAAAAAGATGGAGAAGCAGATTAAAGACCAGCTAGAGGAGTCGCACGCCTCTACTCACTTACGTTACTCTGCTTTCGAGTGCGCACTTTTCGGCACTGGCATTATCAAAGGACCGTTTGCGTCTACGAAAGAATATCCAAACTGGGACGACGAGGGCGAGTACAACCCAACCCTGCGCACCGTGCCGGAAGTATCTCACACGTCTATCTGGGACTTTTACCCAGACCCGGACGGCTACACTATCAACGAATGTGATTTTATTATTGAGCGTCACAAGCTGACTCGCTCGCAGTTGCGTGCCCTCCGCCGTCGTCCGTTCTTCAACTCTGAGGCTATTGCAGAGGCTATCGACGAGGGCGAAAACTATGAAGTCAAATGGTGGGAGTACGATCTCATTAATACTAATGAGGATAACAGCCGACCGTTTTCTACCAAGCGTTATGAGGCGCTTGAGTTCTGGGGTGTTATCGACCGGCAAACCGCTGATGATTACGCGATTGAGATTCCGGAAGAGTTTGAAGACGCGGAAGAACTTCACGTAAATATCTGGGAATGCAACGGCCAGATCCTGCGGTTCGTAATGAACCCGTTCACGCCAAAGCGTCTGCCGTACTCGGCCTGCCCTTACGAGGTCAACCCCTACAACATCTTCGGTATCGGCGTCGGCGAGAACATGGACGATACCCAAACTCTGATGAACGGCTTTATGCGGATGGCCGTCGATAACGCGGTGCTGTCGGGTAACCTGCTTATTGAAGTAGATGAAACTAACCTGACGCCGGGTCAAGACCTGACTGTGTATCCTGGCAAAGTGTTTCGCCGTCAGGGCGGGGCACCGGGCCAGGCAATCTTTGGCACTAAGTTCCCCAACGTCTCGTCCGAAAACATGATGCTGTTCGACAAGGCACGAGTCCTCGCTGACGAATCCACCGGCATCCCGTCCTTTTCACATGGACAAACCGGTGTCACGGGTATCGGACGGACGGCTGCCGGTATCTCTATGCTTATGGGCGCGGCGGCAGGCTCGATCAAAACTGTGGTCAAGAACTTCGACGACTATCTGCTCAAGCCACTGGGCGAGGCGCTTTTTCAATTCAATATGCAGTTTAACTACAACCCGGACATCAAAGGGGATCTCGAAGTGCGTGCTCGTGGCCTAGAGTCACTGATGCAGAACGAGGTCCGGTCGCAGCGCCTGATGTCGTTCTTGCAGATTACGAGCAACCCGGTGTTAGCGCCGTTTGCTAAGTTCCCGTATATCATTCGAGAGATCGCACGGTCGATGAGTCTTGACCCTGAAAAGGTTACTAACACGCCAGAGGAGATGCTGAGGCAGGCTGCCTTAATGCAGGAGGCGCTGCAACAGCAACAACAGCAGCAGCCGCAAGAAGGCGCGCCGGGCCCCCTTGATATGACAGGCGGCGGTGGAGGCGTACCAGGCGTAGGCGCTGCTGCCGTGCCTGGCGAGGCGCAGTTCACAGGGGCACCTCCCGCCGAGGGCCAACTAGCAGAACCACCTCCGGGCGCCGGCTTGCCACCGGGGCTGCTACAATAGATGACTAAAAAAGAGGTCACGTACAAAGAGTTAGCTGGTGCCGTATCCAACCCTGCCTACCGGGTATACGAACAGCATCTCGAACATACCTTAGAAAAGTACGTCCGCATCATGGAAAGCACGGATAGCACAGAAGCTATCTATCGCGCTCAGGGTGCCATCCGCTGCCTACGTCAATTACTTAATTTAAAAGAGAACGTGCTGGCAGACCTCAAACGAGAAAACAATGGCTGAACCAAACACACCGCCGCTGCCCATAGACCGACCAGAGATGCGCGTTCGTCCGGAGCCGCGTCCGGCCCCTGACCTGACCGTTGAAGACTGGGCCCGTTACTATGCGACCATTCCTACCCGGGCCGGTCTGTCTCTCCTAAACGGCCTGTACAAAACGTCAGGTAGCATGGCGGCGTTGGTAGGTTTAGTCGATCAGAAAGATGTAGACGCCTACTACGATGATAACATCCGGCGCATGAAAGCGTTGGAAGATAAAATCACCTCGACGCGAGGGTCAAAGTTTATTGCGGAAGAGTCACTAATCCCGCAAGAGGTCTACGGTATTATTGGCGAAATAGCAAGTTTCGCCGTGCCGTATTTAGGTCTCAGTAAGATCTTGACTGGGGGCCAGATCCTGAAGCCGCTTGCTGCTACAGTTGCGACTGATCTGTTCATCGGTTTCGGCGGCTTATCACCCAATGATGAAAACCTATTTAATTTATTAGCAGATCTTGCGCCAGATAGCGAAGCTGCTGTTACTCTGGAAACTTTTCTAGGCACAAGCCCAGACAATCCTGAAATTGTAAACAGGACTGTTAACGCAGTAGAGGCGCTAGTAACACTAGGTGCAGCAGAGGGTATCATCCGGGGTGCTATCGCTGCGCCAGAGGCATCCAGAAAAGCAGCAAAAGTTTTTTTAGATAAATTGTATAAAACTAAACAAGGACTAGAGGCCGCGTATGGTAAGGCAGTCGAAGCTCTCGATAAGCTACCTCCTAGCAAAAGCACAGATCGTTTGAAGGCTGTGATCGACCCTGAAGGCAAACCAACTGCGCAGCAGGCTGACCCGGAGTCTCCTTACAGTTCACCTGAAGAAGCAGCGGAGGGCCCTAATAACAAACAGATTCTAGCAGATCAAAGTGATGGAAAGACTATGTCATCTGTGTCTGTCAGGCGTGTTGAGGAACTGGCAGATGCCAGAACAGACGAAGAACTGCTCGATGTGTTTAGACGTGATGACGGCTTTGTCACACCTAAGATGGTTGACTTTGACGATGACGCTTTCGTTCCTTTAGACGAAGACTTACCTGTTGAGGAGGCGATGGCGAAGGCGATGGGCAAACCTTTGCCACCGTCGCTGAAAGCTGCAAAATTTAACATGAACGAATTTATTTACGCCGACCCGAAACCCGGCGGTTCGTCCTCTGGTGCTATTTACTTCCATAAACCTTCGGGTAAAAAATATCTAATTAAAATGTACGACAATCCAGACCAGGCGGTTAACGAAGTAATTGCAAACAGATTTTATACCGATGCAATGCAGTTAAATAACGTGCCGCGCATGGATCTGGTAAGGGATGGTGACACTGTATATCTAGCGTCTGAATATATCGAAGATTTAGTGCAATCTCCAACCGTGCCTGATAACAGCGCTGCTTATTTTCATTTGGGCAGAGTGTATCCGGTTTCTGCTTTTTTGCAGGATAACGACATAGTTGGTATGGATAAAAGTAATATACAATTTTTGGCGTCGCCGTCATCTGTAACAATAGAAGGCATGACAACTTTTCAAGACAATTTTATTTCCATTCCGATAGATCATGGAGGATCTTTATTTTTTAAGGCAATGGGTGCTCCAAAACCATACACGGCGGACGATAGTGCATTGACTACGTACATGGACGACGCTTTTGATCCTGCCTCGTTTTTTAATAATCATAAACATTCGTTGCATCAAGATAGTTTTAATATTGGTGCGGAAGAGGCGTTTGAAAAAATTGAAAAGCTATACATACCTACTTTTATTGACTCTCTAAAAAAAGAAGGACTTCAATATAAAGACCATTCTTTAGATGATCTGCAAAAAACGATGCAGAAACGACAGAGTCTATTCAGCCAGTTTGCCGCAAACAAATCTTTAAAAAATCTATACAAGTCAGTTCCTGAACATGACGGCGAACAATCACAACTTACCGAAAATTTACAAAACGCTATGGATAAAGCGCTCGTAAAAGAAAAACAAGGAGTGTCTTCCGACTCGAAAAAATACGAAGAAACACCAACTGACGACGACGATCTTATTATCGACGCGCAGGTTAGTCCCAATAAAGAAATAAAAAAGTTTACTCAAAAGGCAGAGAGCTTAGGATACAATTCTGGGTTCCTAGTAATCCGTAATGACACTTATGGTAAAGGATTAATGCAGCTTAGTCCTCCTCTTCCTACTTTAAACCTGCAAGATACACAGCTAAGTAGCCAATTAGGCCGACAAATTTTACCAGAGGACGCTACTCTATCTTTAAAAACCAAAGGCAGTGACGCCTACGGCGACACTATATATAGCGGCGTTTTTCTAAATGGTAACGGTTTTTATAAAAACGTGGACGACTCATCTGAATTTACGTTATCAGAATTTGCAGATGGGAGATTAGGCTTTGCAGTGGCATATGGCACCAGCCCAAAAGCATTTTTTCAGGCAGGCAAATCTCTCGCAATGGACAATCCGAAATCTTTTTTAGGAGTTGATCTACCTGAAGAGGTAGACCTAGTTGAATTAGCCATATTAAGAAAACAGCTACAGAATGCAGCAAAAGTACAACTGCCCGGTAATAAAGTCGCTGAGAGCACAATAGATCATATCTTAACAAATAGCTATGGAGCAGCGCCCACCGGCATAGTGACTATGTTTGATCGAGCAATTTCTATTCCAGGCAAAGGGTTTAATGCCGGTCCTTTGAAAGGAGCGCATGAAAAATTGACTGGCGCAATCAAAAAGGATTCTACTTTTAAATATCCCCGCATGAATTATTCCGGTTTACACCCTCAAGGTTATCAAGAATATAAGAGTGTTTACTCTAATAAATACGCAAAATTTTTCGGTCGTCCGTTTGAGATTGACGGACAGGACGGCCAACTAAGTTTAGGTAAGGCTAACATCACTCCTGAAAAGGGGAAGGATTTCACGCAGAGTGAGGGCAAGTACGCACAAGATATATCTGCTGTTTTGAAAGAATTAAATAAAAATGCTAAAAATTCTCGCGAGGCTTACATTTCGTATCCTGTGATAGATGAACTCAATTCAAGATACCCCGACTATACTAATTCACAAAACGATGTTTACTCGAATGGCGGCGACAGTTTTGGGCCGCTTTTTCCCGGATTGCGCAGCCAGAAGATCCTTGACGAAATTATCGATAAGGTAAATGGCGGTGTTTTAAAACTAGAAAAAACTAAATCAATACGAATACCTAATCAGAGCATAGCAATTTTAAGTAAGGATCGCACACAACAGGTGCTGCCGGCAGACGTTGACCCACTCGGCACTAATTTAAAAAGTGTCGTTTTAGCTGAAGCACCATCTAAAACACCGAAAGGTACGGTCCCTGCGCCCATCGACGTGCCCAACTCAGCGAGGCTCGAAGAGGCACAAACCACAGACGTACTCAGCACCCCAGCCATCGCGACCGGCGCCGCCGCTGCCCTGACCGCTGCGCAGTTGGTGGATGAGCCGGAAGACGCCATGGATACGCAAATGCAAGATCTAACTCGTCCACGCGAACAGGTAGGGCGAGAGGTGCCGGGCCTACGCACAAAATACGGTCGGCCTGTGTACGAGACGGATGAGGGCATGGTTTCAGAGCAATCGGTTACCCTGCAAGTTGCCCCGGACGAAGTTATCAACATCCCCAGCATCCACGACGGCGTGCGATACAATCGCGATGAATTACGTGACATGTATCTGCGCGGGGATATACAGGCCACGAGTAGGCACTCTGATATAGAAAGTGCAGTGGCAGCAGCACAGACACGCAGTGATGAGGCATTCAGCAGTGTGCCTTTTGACCCAGGCACCGTAGACGATCCTTTCGACGCCGAACGTACAGATTTGTTTGCAGGGCAGACAGAAGATCCGCCCGCCGACGATACCGGTCTGCGTATCGAGGTCCGACCTCGACCAGAGTTTGAGCAGACTGATGAATTATTTAATCAGCAAAGAGGCATGTTATGACCATGATGAAACTCAGCGTCCTCGGCATGAACGAGATGTTCCCGCCACAATACTCGGTGGATGAGATGCCACCCGAAGAAAAAGAAGGCGAGGCACCGTTCGGCGCCCTGCCAGAAGAAGTAGAAGATGATATCCCCGTGATGCTGTCAGAGGGCGAGTACGTCATGCCCGCTGATGTGGTCCGTTACTGGGGCATCAAGTTCCTAGAAGATCTGCGCATGGAAGCAAAGCAGGGCCTGATGTTCATGGAGACGGACGGTCGGTTGTTCTACACCGACGAAGAGGATGATGACAAGAAGAGTGACGACTGATGAATATAGGTCCGGGGTCCGACTTTAATTTTGCTAATCAACTAGAGTCCTTTACAACCGGCGTCGAGTTAAGTCCGGCGGCACAACAGTACCTAGATCAATTAGAGATAGATTTGCGAGGCACCCCAATAAGCAGTGGGTTCTTTTCTGGATTTGCAAATTATTCTGGACTAGCGCAGCAGACGCTAGACCTCTTCGATCCTTCAACTTATTCGATGAAAACGGCTGCAAGGGCAGCGGGCTCTGCCATTTTCGGGTTCCCTGGCACTTTAGCCATGGGGGCATTTTTCCCGAACGATCCATACCCTGAACTGTTCGCAGGCCAGGGGCCTATTGCCAACACGGGCAACGTGTTGATGGACGCTGTGACAGCCAAAACCATGGACATCCATTTCGAAAATTATCAGCGTAATCCAAATGACGTAGGCTTCGTAAACGGCGAGTTAGTTTCTATTAGCGAAAGTAAACTGCCCGGCACAGACATCACGTTACGGTCTATCACAGGCAATGTCAATATGACCGTAGAGGACTGGGAGAGGGCAACTGCCGTGAAAGACGGCCTGCATCCAGAAACTAAAGACGCGACCCTAGCTCCGGTCGGCGGCGGCTTCATTGACACCGCAACTGGTAACTACGTCAGTAGGAGCGGCGAGATAACGTCGTATGGTCCGGCTGGCACGATGGAAGAATTAGCGCGCACCAATCCTGAAGCACACGCGTTAGCTATGGAAAACAGATCTGTAAGTTCGTTCAGCAGGATGTTTGATGCTTTATTTGGTCCGGAGCCAACGCCACGCGATTTGCTTGTCGAAGACCCCTTGGCTGTGGGTCCAGAAAGTAGGCCGTCACAAGGCACTGGCCCGACATATGAAACACGGTCTGTGCCTGCCACAGATGCTCAAGGGCGGGCCATTATGTCTGGTAGGCCGGGCGTGCAAGTGATGTCCGGCATGACGGAGACGGTGCGCAAAGACCCTGAGTCAGAGCCCGAGCCTGATTTGTCTCTACCCGACGATATAGAGGGCGCCGCAGAATTAGATTTTGGATACGACGAATCTGAGGACGAAGCAGAAGTTTAAAAAAGATTGGGCAACCCAACACCCCTGCCATGAGGGCAGGCTACTGGAGGCCCCCACACGGAGAAGACCATGTCGATGGAAAACGAACACGAACCTTCAGAAACACCTGCGTTGCAGGGCCACGTTGTACAGGCGAAGCGGCGCTATCGTCGTGCAGCCGATGAAGAACGCGAGCTAGACGAACTAATTAAAGCACGGGAATCAGAACAACAGGGAGGCGAGGCAGCAGAGCCCGACGACGATACAGAGGGCCTCGATGCTGAAGAGGCAACATTTAAAAAACGATACGGCGACTTGCGCCGGCACTCCCAGAAGCTGCAAGAAGAGCACAAAAAAGAGATCGCAAAGCTGCAAGAGCAGATTAGCGCGGCCACTTCTAAAGAATTAAAGATGCCCAAAACTCAGGAAGAGTTGGAGGAGTGGTCCAAAAAATACCCGGACGTTGCCGAGATGGTAGAGACCATCGCGATGAAAAAGTCGCGTGAGTCCGCCGAGGGCATCGAAAAGCAGCTAGAGCAGTTGCAAGAGATGCGCCGCGAGGTGGTCCGGGCAAAAGCAGAACAGGAACTAAAAGAGCTGCATCCGGACTACGACAAGATCCGGCAAGACCCGGAGTTCCACGAGTGGGCATCCGTGCAGCCGCGCATGATTCAAGAGGCGCTGTACGACAACCAAGACGACGCGCTCGCAGCCGGTAAGGCTATCACCCTGTACAAAGCGGAGATGAAGGGCCGCAAAAGAAGTCCGTCTCGTGCAGAGGCCGCCGAAAGCGTCAGCCCCAAAAGCAAAACCCGCGCCGACGATCAGGCCGGGCAACGTATCACGTTCTCTGAATCTCTGGTCCGTAAGATGACCGCGCGTGAATACGAC